ATGAAATTAAAAATGCTCAAATGGATATGTTTATTCATCTTAATAATTTGCCTTATGGTTTAGAATATCTTGAAAAACGACAAAGTGCAGAAGATTTTTCACAACAATACTACAACGAAACCTACAAATGATTAAAATAGTGGTACACGATAAGGAATGGTTCATTGACCGCATTGGGAAAAGGATTTACAGAGAAAAAAATGTCTGTAATTGCGAAGTGTGTACCACAGTTCACAAAGAAGGATTAATCATCACCGATGAGCAACACGCCAATTATTTATACGATTGTCAAGAATTAGATTTAATTTACTATGAAAACACCAATAGAAAGATTCGTTGAGTGGTTGGAAGAAAACCACCCCACCGCAGTACCAGGACCCGAAGTGATTCACCACCTGAAACGATTAGAAGAAATGGACCAACAAATGGCATACAATGCGGGTTTCACAAAAGCCAAGTCATTGTACCTTGACGCTGAATGAAACATCTTGAAAGCCGTTTACAAATCAACTGCGTGAAGTGGTTTCGGTTGGCATACCGCCAATATGCAAACCATTTGATTCATGTTCCCAATGGGGGATCACGGGATTTGAGAACGGCCCAAAGGTTAAAAGCCGAAGGAGTATTGCCAGGGGTGGCTGACCTTGTGTTATTCATCCCCACACAAACACACCACGGGTTATTCATTGAACTTAAAATCAAACCAAACAAACAATCAGCACATCAAAAAGAATGGGAAAAATTGGTTACCGCGATGAATTATCACTATGTGGTGGTATATTCGTTTGAGGATTTCAAATTACAAATCGAAGCATACATTGGTAACACTTGAAGCCATAGCAAAACGCCACATTGAATGGATCAAGATTGCCAAATACATTGGTGCATCAAACGATGAAGCGGATGACATGGTACAATCGATGTATTTGAAGCTTGCGGAAATTCAATTGGCGGAGGGAAATTTTGTGAGGTTGACCAATTACAACGGAACCATCAACACCATCTATTTGTTCAAGATGTTACACAATGCGTTTATGGACATCAAACGGGCATCAAATAAGACAATACCACACCAAGACCAATTTAACCCCGTAGAAAGCCCCGAAATGGCTGAAATGGCACATTTGGACTTGATGGGTGAAGTAAAAAAGGCAATTGATGAACTGCGCGATTACGACCAGATGTTATTGGAGTTACATTTTGTGTACGGACATTCCATGAGGGACATCGAAAAACGCACGGGGATACCAACACATTCGGTTTTTAACTCAATAAAAAACGCCAAACAACACATCAAACAACGAACACAAACAAAATACAAAATATATGCAGAAGAAAAGCGACACACGGAAACAATTTACCGAATCACGACCATCCATCGGGTTGGGGGATACGATCCAGAAGGTAACGAAAGCCACGGGGATTGAAGCCCTTGTAAAATTCATTGGTGGGGAAGATTGCGGATGTACGGAACGAAAGGAAAAATTAAATAAGATATTCCCGTATCGGAAACCATTGTGCATGACGGAAGGTGAATACGAATGGTTTACACATTTTAAGAGTGTGAACAACACGACATTGGCCCCAATGGAAGCGGATAAAATCGCGGTGATGTGGTCACGGATATTCCAAAGCAAACGGATCCAAAAACCATGCAGTTGCAACCCAAAGGCATGGCAAACCATGATAAATGAGTTAACGCAGGTTTATGAAACTTACGAGAAACCTTTGTGATTGTTGCGATAACAATAAAGAATCAACCAAAGAATTAATCAACGAAACGGGGCCAATGATTGAACCCAATCAAATTTATATGTGTACAAAATGCAGAATACAATTTCAAGACCGAGCAAAATGGGGGCCATGGCTGACCGCAGTAAAACAACTGCAAAACAATACGCTGTAATGATTTTACGCGATGATTACCATTACACATTCCGAGCAATTGGCGAACGAATGGGGGTATCGGAATCGGTGGCGTTTAGGTTATACGAAAAGGGAATCAACAATGAAAAAACATACAAAAATTTATTTGAATTATTTTGGGTATGATACAACCGATTTTATCCCGTGCGAAGTGTGTGGAAGCCAGGCGGTTGACATCCACCACATTGAATGCCGTGGCATGGGTGGAAGCAAGGAAGCCGATAAAATTGAAAACCTACAAGCCCTTTGCAGAAAATGCCACATCCAATTTGGGGATCAAAAACAACACAAAGATTTTTTAATTATCACACACCAAATAAAAATGAACAAATGAATATAGAATGGGTAAAAACAACGGACATTTATGCGAATGAAAACAATCCCAGAATTTTGAAGGATGACAAATTCAAGAAATTAGTACAATCAATCAAAGATTTCCCCGAAATGTTAGAGATACGCCCCATTGTGGTGAACAATGAAATGATGGTGTTGGGTGGCAACATGAGATTGAAAGCCATTCAAGAAATTGGGTTGAAAGAAATCCCCATCATCAAAGCGGAAAACCTAACCGAGGAACAAGAACGGGAATTTTTAATCAAAGACAATGTTGGATTTGGGGAATGGGATTGGGATGCGTTGGCAAACGATTGGGATGCGGATGAATTAAAAGATTGGGGTATGGACCTACCAATTATTATGGGCGAACCTGGGGAAGATGAATTGATTGGTGATGAAAAAAACAAACCCGCAACAATGAAAATAACTTTTGAAACGCCCGAACAATTACAAAAGGCGGAAATTGATATTCAAGAATTGTTGGATCGAAAATACAAAGGTGCTTATTTTAGCGTGTCAGCGGGTGAATTATGAGATTGGAAATTGCATCATACAAAGCCGTCAAATATGCGTGTTTGAATTTTCATTACTCAAAATCCGTTCCCGTTAATACTTTTGGTTATTCGGTTTTTAATGATAAAAATGAATGGTGTGGGGTTGTTTTATACGGAACGGGGGCATCACCTCAAATAGGTGTTCAGTTTGGATTGAAACAGGGACAAGTAATTGAATTTGTTAGAATGGCGTTAAACGGGAAACAAGAAATTCCAGTGAGTAAGATAATGGCAATAAGTTTAAAATTGTTCAAAAAAATGAATCCATTAGTCAAAATTTGCGTAAGTTATGCAGACCAAGAACAAGGGCATATTGGAACAATTTATCAAGCATCAAATTGGTATTATTGTGGAGAGGTCAAATCACCACCAATTATTGAAGGCAAACACAACAAATCATTGGGAGGTAGTATAGGGGCGGCAAGAAAAATACTTAAACGAGAACCCAAAGTGCATTATCCAAAACCTAAACACAAATACATTTACCCACTTGACAAATCTGTTATTGCGATGTGCAAAGAATTATCAAAACCTTATCCAAAGAAATTGAGCGGGGTGGTCGAATCGAACGCCAATTCTCAACTGGATGTCAAGTGTGTTACCACTACACTAACCCCGCTTGTAACTGACACAAAGATAATAGAAAAATAAAATTCTCAAAAACCTTTTGATATTTTGAAATTAAAATATATATTTGTGGTATGACAATGACAAAATACAAATCACAATGCCCAGAATTAAAGGTAGAACTCAAAAGAGATGAAATTAAAAAAGCCAAAATTTCAAACTCACAAAATAGTGCGGATTTTTTCCGTGAAATATGGGATGATAGTATTGGAATTTATGAATCATTTTTTGTGATTTACTTAAATGCTTCGAACACAACAATTGGGTGGTACAAAGTTAGTCAAGGAGGTTTGCAAGGGACTGTTGCTGATCCAAGATTGATAGTAAAAAAAGCGTTGGATGTATTAGCAACATCGTTTATTATGTGCCACAATCACCCATCGGGGAATTTAACACCCAGTGAAGCGGACAAGGTAATTACAAAAAAAATAAAAGAAGGAGCAGGATTTTTGGACATTAAATTATTCGATCATATTATATTGACAGAAGAAAGTTATTATAGTTTTGCAGACGAAGGACAATTATGAAAGCATGGAGAACCCCCGAAAGAATTTTACCCGTTGAGGAAATACCCGTATTGGCAATTGCAAATCGAATGATGCCATTTGTGGCCGTGTACTTTGATGGTGAATGGCATTGTTACCACACCAACCAAAGATTGAATGTTTTGTATTGGATGCCAATACCATTAACACCCGAAGATTGATATGTAAATGATATGTAATTATGGCAAATAAAGATTATTTGAAACCCGTACAACCTGGGGAGATAAGAAACCCCAACGGGAAACCCAAAGGCACAAAGAACCGAAGCACCATCGCTCGTAAATGGTTGGAGGTTATGCAAGACACCAAAAACCCCATCACGGGGGAATTAGAAAAACTATCCCAAGAAGATTTGATAACCCTTGCAATGATACACAAGGCAAGGAAAGGGGATGTGGGTGCATACAAACAATTGATGGATTCGGGGTTTGGTATGCCTACCCAACAAATTGATGTTACAACGGAAAAGCCAATTTTTAACGGAATCAATTTAGATGTAGACAAATGAAATTTGTGAAAAATACACGATATTATCGTGGCGTGGTTTACGAATGGAACTTGCCCACGGGTAGCACTTGCCCATTTGCCATGGAGTGCAAAGTAACTGTGGATCGTATCACGGGCAAATTTGACATTCATCGTGGCCAATACAAATGCTATGCGGCGGGGCCAGAACGATTCCCAGGTGTACGCGAACATCGGTGGAAAAACTTTGAATACACAAAAAATGGTGGTATCCCACAAATTCCAAAAGGGTGCAAGGCAATTCGCATCCATGCGGCGGGGGATTTTTACAACCAAGATTATTTTGATATGTGGTTGGAGGTTGCACGGGAAAACCCAGAAGTTGAGTTTTGGGCTTACACCAAATCATTGAACTATTGGATTAAAAGGTTGGGTGAAATACCTAACAATTTAACATTGACCGCATCACGGGGTGGGAGGTTGGATAGTTTAATCGACCAACACGAACTAAAAAATGTAACTATATTCAAATCCAAATATGATGTACCCGAACAAATGCCGATTGATACCAACGATGATTGGGCAAGAACACCACATATCAATTTTGCATTGATTGATAACTATGCCAAAGAAACACCACAGATTTCATTGTTGTAATGTTGCAAAAGACCACGGCCCAAACCAAGATATCGAAACTCCGTAAACGGATCCGCATTGTGAGGGGCGGTACAAGTTCAAGCAAGACCTTTTCCATCATTCCAATGCTTATCACATACGCCGTTCAAAATCCGAAGTGTGAAATATCTGTGGTATCAGAAACCATCCCGCATTTGCGAAGGGGTGCAATCCGTGATTTTCTTAAAATTATGGACATGGTTGGAATGTACGATGCCAACAAATGGAACAAGTCATCATTGACATATACATTTTCCAACGATAGTTACATTGAATTTTTCAGCGCAGACCAACCACAAAAGTTGAGGGGTGCAAGGCGTGATGTGTTATTCGTCAACGAGTGCAACAACATTGATTGGGAATCGTACTATCAAATGGCAATTCGTACACGAAAATTCATATACTTGGATTACAACCCCGTGGCGGAATTCTGGGTGGATAGTGAATTGGTAAATGATGCGGATGCGGAAATGATTGTACTAACCTACAAAGACAATGAAGCGTTGGACAAATCAATTGTAAACGAAATTGAAAAGGCACGGGATAGGGCGGAAATATCCAACTATTGGGCCAATTGGTGGCGGGTGTATGGGTTGGGGCAAATTGGAAACTTACAAGGGGTTATATTCAGCAACTGGCAAACCATCGACAAAATACCAGAGGATGCAAGATTGGTTGGTTGTGGTGTGGATTTCGGTTACACAAACGACCCTACGGCGATTGTTGCCGTTTATGAGTACAATGGTCAACGAATCGTTGATGAGGTCGCATATCGCACGGGGATGCTTAATTCGGACATTGCAAGGGCATTACCTACCCATGTTCCCGTTTATGCGGATTCCGCCGAACCAAAATCAATTGATGAGATACGGAGGTACGGAATTAGAATCAAGGGCGTAACCAAGGGCAAAGATTCAATTAACTATGGAATCCAAATCATGCAATCCCAATCGTATTTGGTTACATCCACAAGCACAAACCTAATTAAAGAACTACGGAATTATTGTTGGGATAGTGATGCCCAAGGGCGAACAACCAATACACCTGTTGGAACACACCACGGGCTTGACGGGATTCGCTACTTCGAGATGATGGCGTTGGGCATTCATGCAAACCGCGGGAACTACGATATTAGGTAATTGTTTATTTCGTGTGGATTGTGTATATTTGTACCGACAAATAATGAAGCACGGAAGTTTATTTTCGGGAATTGGCGGTTTTGATTTAGCCGCGGAATGGATGGGATGGGAAAATGTTTTCCATTGTGAGTGGAACGAATTTGGGCAAAAGGTATTGCATCATTATTGGCCGAACGCAGAAACATTTACCGACATTACAAAAAGCGACTTTACAAAATATGCAAACAAAATTGACATTCTCACAGGAGGATTCCCCTGCCAACCATACAGTATGGCAGGAAAACGAAAAGGCAAGGAAGATGAACGCCATTTATGGCCCGAAATGCTTAGAGCAATACGGGAGATTAAACCAAAGTACATCGTGGGGGAAAATGTTTTTGGACTCCTTAATTGGAATGGGGGATTGGTATTCGATGAGGTGCATACTGACTTGGAGTTTGAGGGGTACGAAGTCCAGGCCGTGGTTATACCTGCGGCGGCGGTCAATGCCCCACACGGAAGGGATCGAGTGTGGTTCGTTGCTACCAACACCCAATTCAAGTCCGAGGGAAGTGACGGAGGAACAAACGATGAAACGCAAAGAAACATACGGAGGGGAAACGAGGGCGATGTATCTAGAGAATTTTGCAGTAATGGGAATGTTACCGACGCCACGGGCATCATCAATGAAGAACAGTCAGAAGAGAATAGACAAGAGGGAGATAGATTCATTGGAAACGATGGCACAAATAGGGATGCTACCAACTCCAACAGCATCAGAACACAAACACGGAAAGTCGACACAGTATTGGGAAAACAGAATCAACAAGGGCAGGCAGGAAGATTTATCAATGATGTTGTACAAAGGGATGTTGCCAACACCCGCGGCATCGGATTTCAACGCGAGGGAGGATCAACCCAATTGGAAGGGGGACGATTTGGTTTCAACAATCCACAAAACAACAAAACAACCTGGGACAACTTCCCAACTCAATCCCCGATTTGTGGCGGAGATGATGGGATTCCCACCGAATTGGACGGAATTACCTTTTCAAAGTGGAGAAACGAATCCATAAAAGCATACGGGAACGCCATTGTGCCACAAGTAGCATACGAGATATTCAAAGCAATTCAAAGAACAATATGACAAGCCATTACCAAGAAATACACAACCTTAAACAAGAAATAAAACGACTGCGATTGTTAGTAGTTGAAAACAAAATGCAACACGATCGCGAAATTAAAATGTTGAAACGGGAGATTGTGCAACCCAAAACGGACATCAACAATAATTACACCACATGGGGTGAAGTGTTACGGGTTATTTGTGAGGTGATGGACATGACACCCGACCAAATTATCACCAAGTCAAGGAAGCGCAAACCAATGTATGCCCGACATATGTTCAACCACATTTGCAGAAAAAGGTTAAACATGACATTCATGGAGATTGGCAACATTTCACACCTTGACCATTCCACCATCATTTCATCGGTTCGGGAGTTTACGGATATTTTGGTAACCGATAAGGAGATGCAAAGGTATCACGCCCAGGTTCACACCATCCTACATGAAAGGTTAGTATAAACAATAGCCATTATTG